CCTAAACCAGGGACAATACAATTTAAGATGTCACTTTGTAAGACTATTGGAATACGATCTGTGGCGGCACTCAAATCAAAGGAGTGATACATAACATTGTCAGGTAGTCGCTCTAAGAAAGAACTTAGAGCACCATCTTGATCGAATGTAGCATCACAATCACCAAATCTCTTAAGAGTTCTAAATATGGCGTCATGAACTGGTTTAAGACTAACTTGGATTCACCATGAAGTAATAGCAATTACTCTGGCTTTTCCAGCTTGATCATAAACCACACTCAGGCGTCCTAATAGAATATCTTTAAGCTTACCGCTTAATTTAAGAATTAAGTAAGGTGGGAAACTAATAAGTAATAGAAAACTAACTCAAATCGATACTCAATTCATTCCATTATATCGGATTAAAGCTAAATAGCTTTTCCAATTATAGAATGCAAGAGCATCAACTGAGGCTGATCATGAACTCTTTGTAGAATTCGGACCAGCTGTTTCTAACTTAAGAAGTTTAGGTTTGGAAACCTTAAGAGTACGTATGTGTAAATCCTTCAGAGCCGATTTAATTAAATCTAAATCAATAGATTTAGTTAAACCAGTGAACGGTGATACAATAGTATCTAAATTCACTTTCGGGGATGTTGGAAATACTCTAAACATAGATAGTACAGTAAGAATACAAACTATAGCCCTTCTATCTTTAATAAGATCTTTATTATAAAGAATCTTTCTTAAGGACAAAGGAACTATAGTAGGTAATCCATGGTGATCAAGACGTAAGCAGACACCTCTTGGTGTTATACTATGGTCCTGATCAGCTAGGTAACGAGAAATTATTCTTAATGATTCTTTGAGGTAGAGAAAAGTTAATTTTCATCCACTTCGATTAATCAACAGAACAATTCTTTTACCCAATAGTAAGAAGGCAGCTTTATGTTCTGACATACGTGTTATCCAAATGGTTTTTCTGATGAGTTTAGGAATTTCGAATATTCGAATCCAAACTTTCCCAGATAACCTTTGTCTTTTAATATTGAAAATGTTATTTAACATGAGTAAATTTTTAAAAGGCATCGGGATGTTCACCGATATAGCTACAGGATCTATCCAGCTCTCCGCGGACCGTACTATTGGCTTTTTCATTATGGCCATTAGCACTACGCGCCTACGAAATCTACGATCGTCATGAGTAGCCTCGCGTTACTGAAGCTATACTACACATGTCACCACATGTAGTAGCACTAGCACTGATTATTGTATAAATTTCGTCTTCGTTTCACACTAACATGAAATAATGTTAAGTTTGATACGTTGCTAGAGAACGTTGGTCTTTGAATAGAGTCACTTGATGTCTAAATTAATAGATCATTGTCCCATTGGAGGTTTGTAGCGAAGGATCG